TCAATTTTCGTTGATGTCGTGATATTCCTCGCAGGCTTGCAAGGTATTTTGTATCAGTGTTGCAACGGTCATCGGCCCGACGCCACCGGGAACCGGTGTAATCCAACCCGCACGCTCAACGGCGACATCAAATTCTACATCGCCGACTACTTTACCACTTTCCAGACGGTTAATGCCTACATCAATCACGATAGCACTAGGTTTAATCCATTCACCGGGAATAAAACCGGGTTTACCCACGGCAACCACCAGCAAGTCAGCATTTTCGACATGTTGGCGCAGATTTTTGGTAAAACGATGCGTGACGGTGGTAGTGCAACCGGCTAACAGCAGTTCAAGGCTCATCGGGCGGCCTACAATATTGGATGCACCGACCACAACTGCATTGAGGCCATAAGTCGAGATATTATAACGCTCCAGCAAGGTAACGATGCCGCGTGGGGTACAAGGGCGCAATTTCGGTGCGCGTTGACACAGACGACCCACGTTATACGGGTGGAAGCCATCTACGTCTTTATCAGGGTGGATACGTTCCAGCACTTTGATATTATCAATACCTGCAGGCAGTGGCAGTTGCACCAGAATCCCATCAATTTCACTATCGCCATTCAGTGAATCAATCAATGCCAGCAATTCTGCTTCCGTAGTAGTCATTGGCAGATCATAAGAACGTGAAACAAAACCGACCTCTTCGCATGCCTTACGCTTACTGGCGACATAAATTTGTGAGGCTGGGTTAACACCAACTAATACCACAGCAAGACCGGGAGCACGCTTACCGGCAGCCAAACGTTTCTGTACCAACGCAGCAACTTCATTTCTTACCTGCTGCGCAATCGTTTTACCATCAATAATTTTTGCTGACATCAGTGGAGGGATCCATCAATTAAAAAAGCGGGAATCCGCCTATTTTGTCAGAAGCGGGGCGCGCTGTCAGGCGTATAATAACGATTAATTAACGATTAAATAGCCAGATGGTAAACAGTAAGGCGAAAACCCATTGACTCGAAAGCGACTGCCCGTATAATCCAACCCGCAACTGACTACCGGCAGCGTTCTGTGCTGCGGTAAATATCAAATGCGCCCTTAGCTCAGTTGGATAGAGCAACGGCCTTCTAAGCCGTAGGTCACAGGTTCGAATCCTGTAGGGCGTACCATGTAAAATCAACGCCTTACACGACTTTTAGTAATTCCAAATTATCCGATTGGGACGAATTTGGGACGTGACCTCCAAAAATGCTATCAATTTGCTTCGCGTGAGCACTCAAATGACGTGGTGCTAGGTGTGCATACCTCTGCACCATTTCGATTGATTCCCACCCGCCCATTTCCTGTAAAACTGTCAGCGGAACGCCAGCCTGAACAAGCCAGCTTGCCCATGTATGGCGAAGGTCATGAAAACGGAAGTTATCGATTCCAGCCCTCTTTAATGCAAGCCTCCATGCCGTATTACCATCAACGCGCATTTTCCTGACTTCTGCTGCTTTTGTTCCATCAGACTTAGTGCTGGACTTCTGGTGAACGAATACCCATTTCTTATGATTTCCAACCTGGTCTCGAAGTAACCGGCATGCGGTGTCGTTCAGAGCGACGCCAATTGCCTGACCAGACTTACTTTCCTCTGGATGAATCCATGCAACCTTTCGTTGAAGGTCTACATCCTGCCATTGCAAATCGACAATGTTTGATCTGCGCAAACCGGTTGCCAGCGCAAACACCACGATAGACTTCAACGGCTCAGAGCATTCGTTTATCAATCGGATAGCCTCATGGGGTTCGAGCCATCTAACCCTTTTCCCTCGCTCTTGCGGTACCTTTATTACCGGCCCTCGCTCAATCCATTTCCAGTCGCGTTCTGCGGCACGCATAATCGCTTTCATTAATGCCAGGTGTTTTGCCTTTGTTGATATGCTAACCGGTACTTCCACAAATGGCTCCACGACATCACCGCGCTTCCTCAGCGAACTTGCTTTCGACTCCCAGTTATCACTATGCTTTCTGTTTGTCATTTTACTGACGGCGGCATAAATTTTTGCTTCGGAAATACTCTTCAGCAAAACACCTTGAAAATGGATGAGCCAGAACCCGATCCGGCCCTTATCGGCATCCAATGATTTTTTATGTACTTTCTCTTCAAGCCATCGCAAACAGGCATCATCAAAAGTCACGTCAGGGAAATCACCTAGGCGCTCTATTCGCCATTGCTCAGACTTTAATCTGTCGTGCAACTCCTGTGCTTGGCGCTTGTCCTCTGTGCCAAGAGACTGTTTAATGCGTTTTCCGTCCGGTGCCGTGAAGTCGGCATACCAAACGGAACCCCTGCGGAAGATTGACATTGTATCTCTTTAGTCGCCCCGCCGCCGATCACGGACACAGTGTGTACCGGATCGCTTAATGCAGCAATACAGGCCTTTCGAGTTAGTAGGTACCCTCGATGTGCAGCCTGTAAGAGCTATAGCGATGCTCTTTTCTAACCGGCCCTCTGCTGCACATTTAGCTCTGTAACGAGCTATGCGTCGCTCTCTTGAGTTCATAATCACTCCCGTATTCTTCAATTAACTGTTTAACATTGTGTTCAACTCGCCTTTTGGCGAATTCACCATGAAATTTCATTGCTAAAACATTGAATGCTAAAACCGCATCAATTTTGTTAATGAACAGGCCTCCAGATATTTGCCTTTTGTTTATCTTCAACTGGGCGGCCCATTTTTTTGAAGATTTAACGAATGTGACGCCTGCGTAACCTGATGTGTTTCTTGGTGATATTCCTATGTTGCGGTTGTTTTCAGTCCTCGAAACTTCTCGCAAGTTACTAATTCTGTTGTCAGTTCTTATTCCGTTAATGTGGTCTAAATGCATTGGTTCTTTTCCAGTAACCATCTTCCATATGATGCGATGAACCGAATAAAGAACCCCATCCACCCTAACTGACATATACCCATTGGCACTCGTTGACCCGCAAGCAGCTAAGTTGCTTTTTGTTGATCCCTTTATTCTGATGAGTGCGCCTGTTTCTGGGTTATATGAGAATGTGGAGGTAAGAATTGAAATATCTGGAAGCTGAATACGCTTTGACTTTTCTCTTGGCATTTTCATTGTCCTAAGTGATATCAATCATGCAGGCAGTACCTGCATTGGTGAATCACTTTGGTGCCCTCGTATCAGGGCAATCTAATTGTTAAAGAGCGTGCTTCCTGTCGTACTGCTTCGGCGTCCTGCCGTGTTGATGGGATTGATAATCACATAATGTGTTTTTATAATCAACACGAAATGTGATTAATTTGGATGTTGTTTGATATTCATTTGATTTATAAGTGAATTTATTTTGAAAATAATTCAGGCGTGACCCTTCGCACCTGGCTATCAGGCGTGAAAAGTGTGAGGTGAGTTGTGTTTAAAGCGGATAGGGTAGTGAGATTGTCAGATTACAGGAACAAAAAACCCACTCAAGATTAGTGGGTTAAGAACGAATACTAGAGGTCATACCTCAGAAGTTCTGGGCGAGTTTTATTCTTTGGCTTTATTGTTTCTTTCTGATGCCAGTAGGACTTTTATCTCACCAAGCCCTGATGCAGTTTCTTTGAAGCCAGAATCAACTTTATTCTCGACCCGATCAATTCGAGTATTGACTTCAGTTTTGCTCGTTTGAATTGCGCCCATAACCTCTTGCCTTGACTGACTAACTTTATCACTAATGTTGTTAGAAATAGTCCAAGTAGCCCCACATATAATCACAAGAAAGCCACTAATGGCTCCAAAAATTCCAATCCAGAATTGTGTTTTGGTTATAGAAGTCATTTTATTTGCCTCCGCTTCCTCTGCTCTATCTGTACCCATCTTAGCATAAACTTTTAGCTGGGATGGTGTAAATGAACGCATCAAGTTCTGGTTTGCTGTGTGTTCACTTATCACATTTGAAGCGAAAAATTGTTCTCGTGGGATGTATTCTGGTTCGTAATTTTCACTTTTGTTCATCGGATTCTCCATCTTCCGATCCAAACTTATTATCATTAATGTTTTTCAGTACAGTATTATAATTAAAAAAATTCATATATCCGCAGTTTTTACATTGCATTATAAGTATGTTCATTGATCTGGTATACAGAAGTTTTCCACTCCTTCTATCTTCTTTTGAGCTTGCCCCTCCTGGTATGGTCGGAACGACTTTCCTTTCCCCATCACCTTTTTCATCTGGTATGGTCTGTGTAGTTGTCAAAGTCCAAAAGGCTTTATTACATATGGGGCAATCATGAGGGCCATTAAGATTACGTAGGTATTCCTCAAAATTTTTGAACTCTATTGTACTGATTTTACTATCAGGCATTTTAAAAAAAGCTCCAGAAATATAAAAAACAACAGGCAAACTACAAGGAACGTACTTTATGCAAATTGAAGGTTTTAGTTGCTGTATCTGTTCCCCCACCCCTTTATGGGCTAGCAGTGGGTTAGAAGCTTTCATTCCACGCCATATCTTTAACGACACCGATAAACTTGCAATCTCTCTTTACAGGGATTGTTTTGTAGTCGGTATTAAGCGGCACCAAATAAGGATCTCCACCTTCTATAACGAACTTCTTGAAGGTCACGGAGTTTTCTTCCGTTAATTTCGCGATAACGTAACTACCAGGCTCATGATCTGCTTTTGGATCAACTAAAATCAGCATTCCTTTGGGGAAGGTTATTCCTTTATCAGATGTCATTGAGTCACCATCAACTTCTAACCAAAACGAATCATCACTAACTCGCTTTGTAGTTTCTTCCCAATGCTCAATATCACGAATCCTTTCAGGTTCTATTGCTTCCTGCCACGGTCCCGCGCTTACCTTCCCAACTACTGGGTATGACCTTTGTACGTAAACTTTATCGGATTCATTTCCAAACATTAACTCTCCAGGGCTAATCCCCAGAGCAGAAGCCAACGTAACAGCATCCTCTGCGCTTATCTTTCTAGTGCCAAGTTCATAGTTTCCAACTCTAGATTGTGATTCCCAGCCGCATTTCTCAGCTAATTCTCGCTGACTTAATCCCAAGGCCGACCTTGCCGCCTTTAAGCGCTCTGCTATTTGGAGGTTGATATTTTTCATAACGTCCTTTTAACACATTGCGTGTTTTTCTTCTTTCACGATTCGTGTTTACAAGTAATCACAAATTGTGTTTAATAAGGGTATCTGTAACCACGAGGGACATTAGCAATGAATCAAATTGCTGAAGAGCGAAAAAGGATTGGAGTAACCCAGGCTGACTTAATGGCTGGCTTGAACTGTGGGGTGCATGGGTTTACTCAGGGAGATTAGAGAAGCGCATGAGCAGCGTTATAGCTCAGTACATGGCGACAGTGGAACCACAGAAATATCCAGATAGGCCGATGTGCAATGACGATGACGGAATGTTGATTTCTCAGGTCGTAGATTCCGTTATGCGCATTGACACAAAGGCCTTCGGAATACTGATGAGTTACTACGTGAACAACTCAACTGAATACGCAATATCAGTCTACAGCCACAAGAGCGCAAATCCCCGCAAGATAACCACGCGCGGAGGAAATAGACTTAAGCGCCCGTCGCTATCAACCTGCCGCAGAGAAGTTAAGGAAATACTGGGGGCCAGTGTCTTTATGATTTACCAACCGCTGCTATCTGCAATGAATGGTCGCAAACGTGTAGGTAAAATACAGAAAGTTGCCTAGAACGTGTTGACACTTTTGAGCAAATGAGCAATGATAAGTAGGTAAGGTGCCGTATCTGTCTTAAGTCGGTGCCGCAAGCACAAAGAAGGCTCAGTTAATCGCTGGGCCTTTTTGCTTTTCTGCATTCGCATGGGTACTGGATTGGTTAATCCAATCGTTGTGAAACAGTATCCAGCCGAATGTGGTGAAAGCAGGCACCGATGTGTGGGGATACAAGTGGAACACCAGTGAAACGATGTCGGCGAATTCCCCGCCACCACATACCAACTTTTAAGGCTCACTTCGGTGGGCCTTTTGCATTTCAAAGGTATGCGGTCAGCACATTGGTAGGTGTTGACGCCGGAACCGTAACCGGTTTCAAATTATAGTTAACCACATGAAAACGTTAACTTACGACTTTTAAGGCTGTCAAATTGACCAGCCTTTTCGTTTACATTCCACAAGTGAATTGATTGCGAGGTCTTTACATGTCAGCAGGTTACCCACCAATTAGCTGCAGATCCTTCCAGTGTGGCCTGCACGACCGAATGAACCATTCCAAGGCTGGCGGCGGTGGTGGCATCGGCTATAGTTGCACTCCCGATAATAGATTTCCAATCAGTATTGTTATCACTGATGGTGCAATTCGAATTGAGAATATCAACGAATCTTTCGAGGTCGTTATCAAGGCAATTAGTCCACTCTCTAACTCTATCGTGATCCGCGCAAGGGGTATTGAATCCCCAATGTAAAGGGTGCAAAAGAAACCTTGAGCCTGGATTCGCACGCCTTTCACTGCCTGCCATAAAAATGACATTGGCTACAGATTCCACATTACTAATGTTATGAGTTATCAATTTCACAGGTAATGACTTAAGAAAATGATAAGCCGTAAATCCAGCCACAAGATCGCCACCTTGACTGGATATATGGATTTGAATTGTTTTGGCGCCGTTCATTACCGCTTTCAAGCAACCATCTTGTAACCAAGTAACAGTGCTCTGTGTTACAGGACAGAGAAAGTGTACGGTATGGATCATCACATCCTTCCTTAATTTATAGTAAATAGAAAACATATCACTAAAATTTATATGTCTATATAAAACAAGTTAAACGTTGTGCTTTGGAACAACTTTTCCCGTTTTAGCCCACCAGTCACCCAATCAACTCCACACACACTATTAACAGATGAGTGGCTGCACTGGTGGGCTAAATTCTTCAATTTATCAATGTCGGGCCTCCGCGCTAATACGTGGCCTTTTACTTATACCGCCCGGCGTTCGCTGAGCGAACAAAGGAGCAAATATGGCAGAGCCTGTGACTACCACAGCGGTGGCGGGCGGGGCGGTAACAGGTGTTGCGGTCATGACATTTTTCGCTGGGTTACCGGCTGATGTCGTTTTAGGCGCATTTGCTGGCGCGATCCTATTTGTTGTTTCCGCCTCAGAGTATGGCATTCGTTCCCGCATAATCCTGGCAATCGGTAGCTTCACGGCAGGGCTAACGATGTACAAGCCCGCCGCAGCATGGATTGTTGATTTCCTTCCGGCTGGTTATGACCGTGGGGCAGATGCCGCAGGCGCATTGCTGGCTGCTGGCTGTGTCATTCGTTTACTGATGATGATCAACAGCGGTGGCGGATTCTTGAAAAAAAGAGGGGGCAGCGATGGCGACTCATGATCCCGAAACGTTAATCAATGCTGTCGTCTGCGCGGTGATTTTTATTCGCGTGTTCTCATTCCGTCGAAATGGCACCGAATACGTTCGCTGGGGTGCATATCTAGCTTGGGGGCTGATGTTTGCCACCGGTTCAGTAGCGATCCGTATTGCAATTGGTGCTTACGAGGGAACTACGGATCCCGCTGAGCTATTTATCAACATCGTGCTCTGCCTGCTTGTGTTGAGGGCTAAGGGCAACGTAGTGCAGCTATTTAAGGTAAAGAGAGGTAGTGATGCCTAATTTCAGATTCAGCCAGCGTAGTGAAAACAACTTGAAAGGCGTTAACCCCGCGCTGGTGAAAGTGGTTCGCCGGGCGCTGGAATTATCGCCTATTGATTTTATTGTGATTGAAGGTGTACGCACAGTAGCGCGGCAGCAGCAGCTATACGCCCAGGGAAGAACCACTCCCGGCAAAGTTGTCACTTGGATAATGAAATCTAAGCATATCGATGGCAATGCTGTTGATTTATTGCCGGTGACCGGCTGGGACAACTTAGCTTCTTTTAAGGCCGTATCTAAGACGATGTTTCAAGCTGCCAGTGAACTGGGTGTGAAAATCACCTGGGGTGCAGATTGGAACGGAAACGGTATTCAAGAGAAGGGAGAAACAGATAGCCCTCACTTCGAAATATCAGCATGAATCGGGTAACGGCAATACTCATTGCTGTACTGGTTGTCATTGTGTCGGTTCTGCTATTTAACAGTTACCGCCTCTCAAACAAGGTCGAGAATACAGAAAAAGACCTGAGAGATGAGCGAAACACTAACGTTGCACTAGGTAACATCATCGATGCTTACAGTGCTAATGAAGCTGCAAACCGCGCAGCTACAGACCGGCAGTTAGAGAACGAGAGGAAGTTACGCAATGAAAGTGACGAGCGACTCCGGCGTTTCAAAGCTTCGGCGGAGAGTGATGATTGTTCTATCAAGCCTCTGCCTGACGCTAGCATTGTCATCCTGCAAGAATAGCCCACAGCATAAGTCAGCCGAATTAATCCAGTTATGGCCCCCTGAATCAGCATTAACTGAATGCGAAGTGCCGGAGTTCGTCGGTACCACTTGGGGCGATAGTGGGCTGTACAGTCACTGTAATTGTCGGCACTGGCGGCGTGGCAAATACTGCTGCAATAGGTACGCAGGGTGGATCGTCATCTTTCGGCTCATATCTATCTGCCACAGGCGGCGCGCCGTCGGCAAATGCGAGTGCCGTAACCCAAGGCGATAATCAGTTGACGTATAATGGCGGTGGCGGCGATAGCACCACCGGTAATATGGATAACATCCGTGGTGGATGTGGGGTAGCTGGTATCGTTCTCAAATATGGCTATGAATCAGGAGAAGGTGGTCGTTCGTATTGCTGTGCGGGAGGCCCATCAATAATTACCCTGGGGACAAATACGCCTGGCGTTGCCGGGCGCAAAGGGTCTGGTGGGAGTGGCGCGTTTGCTGGAAATAATGCAACAGCACTCCTCGGTGGAAATGGCGGGAATGGTTTTGTTCGTATTTGGGAGTATGCATAATGAGTAATTACGCGCTAATTAAAAACGGTATCGTAGAAAATATTGTTGTATGGGATGGCAAAGGGAATTTATTCCCTGACTTTACAGCAATAAATGTCGATAACGTTTTATGTGGTATAGGGTGGATTTATTCAGATGAAAATTTCACAGACCCTAATGAACCTAAGCCACCGACTAATGCAGAACTGTACCAGGAGGAATTATCGAAACTTAGCGAAGTATACCTTTCTGATGTTGAGGATTTATCCGATTCATTTGCAAAGGCTGGATTAATCGACGGGGTAACGGAGCAGACAAAGAAAACAGCAATATACAATGAGTATTCAGCAAGAAAGGTGCAACACACTACAGACATAACAAACCTGAAACTTAAATATGGGATGTAAATAAGATGGATAGTTCAAAACTTATTTTGCGTTGTCCGGCGTGTGTATCTTCTGACATCGTTATTGTCGATATCGTTATCGATGGGACGGCCCTTAAATACTATCACTGTAATGAATGTGAGTTTGAATGGCCAGCACCAGCCCCCACTTTATCTTCAGAGCAAGATAAATAGTTATTAACTCTATCTGGTGAAATGGAATTGGATTGTTAAACGTATAGAATGGGCAGGGATGCCTATTGAGGTGGGGTTGTAGATGGGGCAAAAATGGGACGTTGAGTATAATTGACTGTAATCATGTTTAACCAAGTTTGCGCAAGTTGGGACGTGTGATCGACGGCTGGCGCGGTATCTAGTTGGTTTTAAAGGTAGATCTAGGAACTTCTAAGCCGTAGGTCACAGGTTCGAATCCTGTAGGGCGTACCATAAAAATCAATGAGTTACCCTCTATTTACCCCTTAATTATCAGCAACCTTTTTTAAAAGTGCCAGATTAGTGACATTAATCCCCATTACCTCGTCAATTTTACGCGCATGCTCAGTTAGATGATTTGGCGACAAGTGAGCATATCGACGAACCATTTCGATGCTCTCCCATCCTCCCATTTCCCTCGCTCTTGTGGCACCTTTATTACCGGTCCTCACTCAATCCATTTCCAGTCGCGTTCTGCGGCACGCATAATCGCTTTCATTAATGCTAGGTGTTTTGCCTTTGTTGATATGCTAACCGGCACTTCCACAAATGGCTCAACGACATCACCGCGTTTCTTCAGCGAACTTGCTTTCGACTCCCAGTTATCACTATGCTTTCTGTTTGTCATTTTACTGACGGCGGCATAAATTTTTGCTTCGGAAATACTCTTCAGCAAAACACCTTGAAAATGGATGAGCCAGAACCCGATCCGGCCCTTATCGGCATCCAATGATTTTTTATGTACTTTCTCTTCAAGCCATCGCAAACAGGCATCATCAAATGTCACATCAGGGAAATCACCTAGGCACTCAATTCGCCATTGCTCAGACTTTAATCTGTCGTGCAACTCCTGTGCTTGGCGCTTGTCCTCTGTGCCAAGAGACTGTTTAATGCGTTTTCCGTCCGGTGCCGTGAAGTCGGCATACCAAACGGAACCCCTGCGGAAGATTGACAT